GTCTATTAAGTGTATCAATGGAACGAGTTATTCCAGATCACAAAAAGGCTAGAACAATAAAGATTAAATAAATCAAAAATAGAAAGCGCTGAGACTTGACTTCTTAGCGCTTTCCTTATATAATGAACATTAAAATAATAGGAGTATCAAATGGATATTAAAGACAGTAAAACAAAAGATAATTTACGAGCTGCCTTTCAAGGAGAAAGTGAAGCAAATAGAAGATACCTTTACTTTGCTCAAAAGGCAGATATTGAAGGCGCTGCGGAAGTAGCACAAGTATTCAGATCAACTGCTGAGGGTGAAACCGGTCACGCACATGGTCATTTAGAATATTTGGAAGAAGTTGGAGATCCAGCAACAGGCGAACCTATGGGTAGCACAGAGCAAAATCTCAATTCAGCTATCAAAGGTGAAATACATGAATACACAGATATGTATCCTGGTATGGCTAGAACTGCTAGAGAAGAAGGCTTTGATGAGATTGCTGATTGGTTTGAGACATTAGCCAAAGCAGAGAAATCACATGCCGGTAAGTTTCAAAAAACTTTGGATGCTTACAAAGCTTAAGCGTTGACATTAAGACTATACTATGATACAATGATATTATATTAAATTATGAAAAGGAGTGAACAATGAACCTAACAAGCGACACAATTAATGTGTTAAAAAACTTTTCGGATATTAATCAAAACATTTTGGTTAAACCGGGAAACAAAATACAAACTATTTCTACTATGAAAAACATCTTGGCAGAGGCTGAGGTAAGTGAAAAGTTTGAAGACGAGTTTGCGATATACGATTTACCAGAGTTTTTAAGATCGGTTGAACTATTTGAAAAACCAGAACTTAAATTTAACGGTGGTACTAATGTTAAAATATCACAAGCATCACAATCAATCAAATACTTCTTTGCTGACAAATCAGTTATCGTATCTCCAAGTAAAGGTATCAACATGCCAGATAAACATGTTACATTTACTTTAAAGAAAGATGACTTTGCTAGATTAATGAAAGGTACAACTACCTTAAATCTACCAGATATTGCTGTAACAGGTGATGGTAAGACTGTTAAAATGATTGCAACTGATAAGAAAAACAAATCATCTAACGCATACTCTATTGATGTAGGCGAAACAGATAAGAAGTTTACTGCTTACTTTAGAACAGAAAACTTCAAACAGATCGTTGATGATTATGATGTTGCGATTTCAAAAGCGAAGATTTCTCATTTTGTAAATAGAAACAAATCTGTACAATATTGGATAGCATTAGAACCTGACTCTGAATTTTAAGGGAGGTTTTAAATGTCTGATTTTTTATGGGTCGAGCAATATCGACCAAAGAAGATAAGTGATTGTATATTAAGTGAAGACTTAAAGAATACATTTACTGAATTTCTAAAACAAAAAGAAATACCAAATCTACTTTTATCAGGAAGCGCTGGAACAGGTAAGACTACTGTCGCTAGAGCTTTATGTGAAGAACTAGGTGCTGATTATATCATCATTAATGGTTCCGATGAAGGTAGACAAATTGATACAGTAAGAAGTAAAATTAAAAACTTTGCCTCTACTGTTTCTCTTACGGAAGACGCCAATCATAAAGTTGTTATAATAGACGAGGCTGATTATATGAATGCTGATAGTGTTCAACCAGCGCTTCGTAATTTTATAGAAACCTTTTATAAGAATTGTCGTTTTATCTTTACCTGTAATTACAAAAACAAAATCATACCAGCGCTACACAGTAGATGTACTGTTATTGATTTTAAGATTGTAAATGGTCAAAGAGTTAAAACTGCTACTGCCTTTCTAGCTAGACTAGAGGGTGTGCTTGAAGATCAAAATATAGAGTTTGATAAGAAAGTATTAGCAGAGTTAATACAAAAATACTATCCTGACTTTAGAAGAACAATAAACGAACTACAAAGATATTCCGTAAGGGGTAAAATTGATAGTGGTATATTATTCAATCTAGGTGAGGCGAATACCAAAGAACTAGTTACGCTTCTTAAAGATAAACGTTTTAATGACATGAGAAAATGGGTGGTACAAAACCTAGACAAAGAGGCTTCCTCCTTGTTTAAGACGTTGTATGAGACGTTATATACCTCTTTAGATGCGAAGTCGGTACCACAAGCGATATTGATTATTGCTGGGTATCAATACAAGTCTGCGTTTGTCGCTGACCAAGAGATCAATATGGTCGCTTGTTTAACAGAGATAATGGCGGGTTGTAAATTTAAATAAACTAAATAGAATAAAAGAAGAACATTATGCCAGGTAAGTGGGACGGTAGAAGTAGATTATCAAATGACAAGTACAGGGAAAGTTGGGATAGAATATTCAAAACCAATCCTGTTGCCAAAGAAGTAAGAACTCCGAAGTTTAAACCTAGTGTAGTGAAAGCTAAAAAAGGCAAAGGGAGTTATACGAGAAATGGCAAAAAGAACGATATTAAGAACATTGATAGTTAAATTGAGAATGTTCTATGCTGACATTAGAGGTCATCATGGTAAAGTTTGGAACTACGAACCAAGCGATTATTACATGGGCAACCAAAAAGGTCACATTAAACACACGAAAAAATAGTTGAAAGTTATATATTATGAGTTACGAGTTAAGGGATTATCTTAATGCGATCAATTTCAGCAAAGAAAAACTATTAGATACGGAAGACGAAACATGGGAAAAGAAGTACCCTCCTTTCGTTATAAACAAATGTATGTCCGTTCATTACGATTGTATTGCTCAAGCAAACGAAATGAATGGATATCACTTTTTAGATAAGAAAGTCCAGTTTAATTTTTACATAAATAGTATTAGAAAAAAGAAGCGATTTGGTGGCAAGTGGTTATCACAAGCCAAGTTGAAGAATTTAGAGTATGTAAAAGAGTATTATGGCTATAGCAATGAGAAGGCAAAAGACGCTCTTAATATACTTAATGAAGATCAAATTGAATTAATCAAAATTAGCCTTTTAAAGGGTGGGAGAACAAAATGAGCGAAGAAGAAATTAATTGGTCACCAGACAGTATGTTAGAGGTGACTATAAAGCAACCAGATGACTTTTTAAAGATCAGAGAGACTTTAACTAGAATAGGTGTTGCAAGTAGAAAAGACAAGACACTATTCCAAAGTTGTCACATATTACACAAACAAGGTAAATATTTCATAACACATTTTAAAGAACTATTTGCATTAGATGGTAAGAAAGCAACTTTAACACAAAACGATATTCAAAGAAGAAACACAATCTCTATCTTATTACAAGATTGGAATTTAATTGACATAGTGGATAAGGCAAAGTCGGAAGACAAAGCTCCATTATCACAAATCAAAGTATTACCTTTTAAGGAAAAGAAAGAGTGGAACCTATCAGCAAAATATAATATAGGGAAAAAAGTGGAAGCTAAGGATAATACTAACAATGCAAGTACCCAAGTTTAAAGAGTTTATTACAGAAACAGATATAGGTCGTAGAGATAAAGCGATCACGGTTGCTATGGTAACTGTGGCTAACTCAAAAGACCCTAAAGAAAACACTACTGCCGATCTTATACAAAAGGCGTGTAAGAAAAAAGGTATCAAGTGTATTATTGTAAATACAAACTCAACGATCATCACAGCAAAAGACGAAGACAAAGGAACACTTACTGTTTATAACTATGATGGTAAGAATGGTGAGCATACTTTCGTTGGTAGAGACACTTGTTGTATAGTTAGAGGTGGCGCACTTGAAAATGAATCAGGTCTTTCATTGATATCATCATTTCAAAACTCACAAGCGTTTATGATGAACACAAGAGCTTCAATGCTAACTTGTGATAACAAACTAACAACAGCATTATTATTTGAGAAGTTTGGATTACCAATGCCAAAAACAGCATTCATTTCAAACGAGAACAATATCAAAAGTGGATTAGATATGATTGGTGGAAAATTCCCTATCATATTAAAGACACTAACAGGAACACAAGGTGTAGGAGTAATCAAAATAGAAAGTTACGAAGGCCTTGTGGCAACTGTTCAAGCAATGTGGAAATTAAAAGCAGAACTTCTAATACAAGAATATATGCCTAGTGATTTTGACATAAGAACATTTGTAGTAGATAACAAGATATTCGCCAGCACAAAAAGAACTCACAGTAGTTTTGACTTTAGATCAAACACACACAGAGGCGCAGAGGCGTCACCTTACATATTAAATGATGAAGAAAAAGAATTAGTATTAAAAGCAGCTAGAGTATCCAGAGCTTATATGGTGGGTGTAGATCATATCATATTTAAAAACAAACCATATCTATTAGAGATCAATGGTAGTCCTGGATCAGGTGCTGATTACGAAGGCTATCAACACAGAGACTATTATGCTGAAGCAGAACCAGCAGGCAGAATAGATGGTGAAAAAATGATGTCCAATGTAATAGATCATATTACAGACAGAGCTCATTGGGATAGACAAGCACTTATAGAAACTGGTTGGTTAGAAACAGTTGAGATAGATGAGATTGGTAAAGTAAGAGTTAAGTTTGACACAGGTAACGGATCAAAGGCATGTGCTTTACACGCTGATGAGATACTTGAGTCTAAAGGTAAAATTGTAAAATGGAAATACAATGGTAAAACTTTTACTAAACCTAAAAAAGGTGTAAGTAAAGTATTCAGAGCAAACGCTGATGGACAAGAACCATCGGAAGTTAGACCCACAGTATTAGTAGATATAACATTTAATGGTTTTGTATATAAAGATGTTGAAGTTGGTTTGGATTCCAGACCTAGATCAGGTTCAGACTTACTAGTAAACAGAGAATTAATGCGTCAGATGAATATTAGTGTCAACCCTAATAGAACATTTGTATTAAGTAAACGACTAAAACCGGTTGATAAAGAAGAAGAAGAAGATTAGACTTGACTTTTAACACAAAATGTGTTATATTATTATAAACAATGTAAGGAGAATATCATGTCACAAGTGAAAATATTAAGAATGACTACCGGCGAAGATGTAATCGCCAAACTAGGTGAGAACGATCAAGGTATTAGTTTACACAAACCTTTCGTAATCATACCTCAACAATCAGCACCAGGAAAACCTATACAACTTATGTTGAGTTTGTATAATGCGTTTGGTAAGAGTGATACAATCACAGTTGAAAAAGACAAAATCGTTTTTATAACTGATCCAAAAGATGATCTGTTAAAATCGTATGAACAAAATACATCTTCGATTTTATCGACTACAACACCTGGATTAATTACAGAAAATACATTACCAAAACTGTAGTGATAACTGTTAACTTTATGAGAGGTCAGGAAGTTATTCCTGTCCAAGTAAATGAAGGCATGACCTTGATGGAAGCTGCTAGAGATTTCTCTAACGAAGCCATTGATGAAATACCTGCCGATTGTGGTGGTTGTTGTGCCTGTGCTACTTGTCATGTAAGAATAGATCAGAAATGGACATCTATAATAGGTCAACCTAATAAAGATTCAATGGAAATAGATTTGTTGGAATATCAAAAAGGTTATGATACTATGCAAAGTAGATTAGCTTGTCAAATTAGTT